TTATGATTTGGTTGTTGTTGAAAATATATCTGTTATTATTTTTTTAAGTTCTTTTTTTTCATCACTGAGTTCATCAGGGAGTTTGTCAAAAATTGTAATTAACGTTTCAATATTTGGCACTATTTGTAAAAGTTTTTCTTTGCATTCTACCCGTTTAGTTAGGCTTTTGTTTCCCATTACAATTGCATTTTCGACAGCGAATCGTACAGCGGCTCCATTTTTTGCTAAGCGATAGTAGTCTATACACAAACACCACCAATGTAAGCTAGTTGCTATTTTGTGACCTTCTGTACCATTAGAGTTTACTGCATACAATCTTGCATTGTCCCCTTTCATCATATTCATTTCTTCCTCAAAATCTTCCTTGATTTTTGACAATATGACATCTTTTTCTTTATTAAAGATTTCATCAGCGTGCTTAATCATTTCTGACTTTGCAATTTTAGTATTGTAAAGATAAGTTGCCCCAGCAAACAAAGCAATTATTCCAAGAAATACCACTAGAATAGTATTGTAAGTTTCAGTTTGATTTTCAAGTATGTCTTTATATATATCTGCTTTATCAATTTTTGTTGTTGAAAGAGTTTTATATATTGTATCTCTAATAACAATGGTGTCGTGTATAATTGTTGTAATTGGTTTGGTCATTTTATATCTGATTGTATTGAACAAAAATTCGAAATTAGCCAATTTGAGTAGTTAGCAAAACTGCTTCTGTCTAGGGGTTTTTCATTATAGAAAGTTTTACTAGATTACTCTGATTTTCTTGCAATTAATAATCCAAAAGCAAATGATTTAGGAACTTCTTTATTACCGTTATGTTGAAACATTCCATAATCAACAATAATATATTCATTTGTGACTTCGATTAAAGATATATCAGCACTAGATTGCGGTATTACAAAAACAACAGGCTTCTGGAAAAATATTGGTAATTGGTCGCCGATTATTGTTGTCATATCTCTGAAATAGAACTTTTTGTTAATTTCAGCTGTCGCATTATTTTCATAATTACTAATTTGTAAATTATCGATTACATAAAAGCTTTTATCTAGTACATTTCTTTTTTTGATGTTATTTATTGTGTCCTTTAATGCTAATAGACCTTTGTTGGATGCAAGCATTTCTTTAGAAAATTTGACTTTGCTTAAATCCATTTTTCTCAGAAAAATATCATAAGCATTTATTCTAGTATCATATTTTACAATGTTAGAATCCAATGATTTTATCTTTTGGTCAAACAATTTTATTTTAGTATCCAAGGAATCGGTTTTTTTTTGAAATGATGCTACGAAATTTTCGTATTTATCTACGCCAAAAAAGCCAGCCACCGCTATCACTATAACACCAACAGAAGTTATGAATTGCAACTTATACTTCAATTCATAGTATCGGTCATCACTTATTCCATTGTAATTGTATTGGTTATTTTGCTTTTGAATTTTTCGTAAACTCACAAAAGACATAATAACAAAAACAGCGATTACTAATAAGAAAATATAAACTAATGTCATTTTACATTTATGTTGTTTAGAGGTATTTACAATTTATAAGTAAGGACTATAATTATTTTATAAACTTATATAAAATAATGAAACAATTTCATAAAGAAATTAAAAATGTAAATAAAGAGTTACAGTACGAAGAACTTATAAAACTCTTTTCAGAATACAAACAAAACAAATTCCAACAGATAAGAGACAAAATTTTTTTTGCAAACGTTAAGCTGGTCTTTTCAATTTCTAAAAAATATCAGTCACCCGACATTGACGACATAGAGCAATACGGATTTATTGGACTGGTCAATGCAATCGAAAACTTTGACCCTGATAAAAATATTAGATTTTCCACGTACGCAACTAGATGCATCACAAATGAAATACAAAGAGGGTTGAAGCAGGTAAATAATATTGTGAGTGTTCCAATTGCGGCCCAAAATAAAGAAGACTACACCAAGCCCTGCTTTTTAAGTATCGACGATTTTGAACCCGACCCCGAGAACGAAAGCGATTTTGATAGACAACTATTTTGGATTATTGTGCAGCAGATTTGCACCGAAGAGGAAACCGATATTTTGCTCAAACGCTTTTGCTATGAGGAAAAACTAACGCTTGCCAAGATTGGAAGCAATTGGAATGTTGCGCCTGACCAGCTTAGCAAAGCACCAACACAATTGATGTGGAAAAAGCTAAACGGAATACTTAAAAAGCTAAGAAGCAATGAAATATTAAAAAAATACTACGCTTAGGTTTTACTTTTTTTTGACCTCATACTATAATATCAGTATGAGCAAATACAAAAAATTTACAGATGAAGAGAAACAGGATGCAGTAATGCGCATTTGCGACGATATAGCAACAGGCAGCCCGCTAACGCAGACCTTGCAAAGCTATGGCGTTGTTTCTATTTCAACATTTAACTACTGGCTGAACCAAAACCCTGAGCTTAAACTTTTGTACCACGATGCGCAAAAGCACAGAGAACAGCATTTGTTTGATGAAATGCTACGAATCGCTTACAGCGAAAGCCCGAAAGAAATCAAGAAATATCGCAACGGTGAGCTATACGAAACGATTGTAAAAGACAGCGTTGAAGACAGGCGTATTAAAATCAATACAATCAAATGGGCTTTGGGTAAAATGAACCCTAACAAATACGGTGAGAAAGTAATCGTTGACGATGCAACCAGTTCACCTATAACGGCTATTAGATTTATTGATGTGAATGCAGCTGACGATTAAACCACTTAAACACCAAAAGGAGTTTTTATTATCCAAAGCGGTGCATACTGCTTTAATTGGCGGTTATGGTGCTGGAAAGTCACACGCGGGAGTACTAAAGACAGTCATTAAAAAAATCGAGTACAATGGACTTAATGTAGCGTATTACTTGCCAACGTATGCGCTTATCAAAGATATTGCTTTGCCTAAGTTCAGTGAAATACTAACGGATTTTGGCATTAAGTTCAAGATAAACAAGCACGACAATACAATTACTACAGATTACGGTAAAATCCTGCTTCGCAATATGGCAGACCCCAACAAGATAGTTGGTTATGAGGTTGCATACAGTATGATTGACGAAGCAGATACGTTGCCAAAGGGCAAAATGGCTGATATTTTCGTTAGAATCCTAGGACGAAATAGGCTTAAACTGCCAAATAATGAGCCGAATTGCGTCGATACTGTTTCAACGCCCGAAGGGTTCGGCTGGTTATACGAGTTTTTTGTCAAAGAATTTACTTCAAACAAGAGGGTAATTAGAGCAAGAACGTATGACAATCCATTTTTGCCAGCAAATTATATCGAAACCTTAAGGGAATCTTACAGCGAAGCTTTATTTAATGCCTACATCAACGGTGAGTTTGTCAATTTAAATAGTTCGAGCGTATATAAATCGTTCAATCGTAAGATAAATAAGAGCGTTGAAGTAATCCAATCAGGTGATGCTCTTTTTATCGGATTGGATTTTAACGTTACCAAAATGAATGCGGTTGTACACGTCTTAAGAAACGGTGTTTTGCACGCAGTGGACGAGATAACCAACGGGTTTAATACCCAAGATGTTTGCGACATTTTGAAAGAACGCTTTGCAGGTTTCAAAATCTTTGTTATTCCTGATGCTTCGGGTTCAGCAAGAGCCAGTAACGGAGCTAGTAATTTCGATATTATCAAGTCAAACGGTTTTATAATCGATGCGCCACGTAAAAATCCAAGTATCAGCGACAGGGTTAACGGTGTCAATTTAGCATTTGAAAATGGGAACTATTACGTAAACGACGAAAAGTGTCCAAACTATACCGAAGCACTGGAAAATCAAATTTACAAAAACGGTATTCCTGACAAGTCAGGCGGTTATGACCACATTACTGAAGCGGGAGGTTATGCAGTTTTCAAAAAGCTTTACGGTATGAAATCACAAGTATTATAAAAATAAAACTATGACAAAAAATACAGGTTGTGCGGGTTGCAAATCGCAGTCAGCGGACAACAAAGAAAATAACATTAAAATGCTTGTTAGCTTTTTTCCGATTCTAAAAGCAGAATACAGGGAATTGAAAAAAGCAGAGCTAGAAAGTGAAAAGGTATTCAAAGAACTTTTTCCCGATAATGCAACAGTTGATTTGGGATTGCTTAAAGCGGTTTACCAGTACCAGCAATTAAAAAACGATATCAGCAAGTAATGAGAGTAACAGACAGAATTTATAAAACCAAAAACGACATTCCATATTTGACGCTGGTTAAGTTTGGCGAAGAAATTAAAGGAAATGAAACCGATTTGGAACTTGTTAGGGCAAAGGTTAAAGAACATTTCAAAACAACCGATTTGGAAGCGTTTAACAAGGCGATAACCACCAACCCGAAGCAGGTTAAGTTTCGATACAAATACGACGGTGATTTAAGCATAATCGACAAATTTATTGACGTTGATACATTCCAGCGTGAAAATGATTTTGAAGCTCTTTTGCAGATACTCCTTAAGCCAAAATACAAATTGATACCAGTTGATGTTCATAAAGTGAGCCTTGCCGAAGTTGAAGTAATTACAAAGTCTTTCTTGTAAGCTTATTAGACTATAAAGAGCGTTACCCGTACATCTTCAACCCGCCTTACATCTACCAACCCCACCAAGAGGAAACGCAAGGCACGTACGAGCGTAAAGCGTTTAATGAGCATTATGGAGGCTATATGGAAATGTTTTATTTGCTTACCAACGGAGACTTTACAAAGATACCCGAGGTAGAGAAATGGAACACCGACCGTTTTTTATTCCAAGCCGAATACTTACTGCGTAAGCGTATGGTTGAAAACATAAAGTAGCATTAACACTTAAAAATTAAATGAATGAAATATATCAAATCAACGATTGGCTTGTAAAAGAGTTTCAAAAGAATGAACTGGTAAACACAATTTCAACGTTACCAACACTTCAAATTGATACCCAAATAGCCAACATTTACCCGCTGGTTAATTTAGACCTGCAAGATACGGACATAACAGAAAGTCAAATCTCAGCAAATTATCGCATTACGATAGTTCAGCAGCGTGACACTCGAACAGATATAACCGACAACAAACTGCTTACAAACTCGAACTATATCGACAACGTAAGCGAAACACATTCAATCGCTCACAAGCTTTTAAATAAATTGCTTAGAGGCTACAATGATTTGAATATTGAAATACAATCACAGTCAACTCTAAGACAATTAAAAAACTGGTCTCGCAATTCGCTAGATGGTGTGCAATTCGATTTAGAGCTTGCAATCCCTAATGCAGGCACGATATGCTGACAGATGCAGAGATACGAGTAATAGCCCAGCAGATTGTTGACGAATCCAAACGAACTGCCCACGTTGACCAAGGAACGCTAAAACGTTCCATCAGCTACACTGTAACTAACGGCAAGTACATTTTCAGACAGATGTATTACGGTTTTTATGGTGAAGACAACCCAAGTGGGATTAATTCACAATTGGAAGCGAATGCCCGCAGACTAATGCCGAAAGGTGTCGAATATCAGGTAATCGGTACAGACTTCAACGGTAAGACAAAAGAAAGAACGGTTTTAAAAAGCGGTCGAGCGTTGGAAAAATCACCAACGCCAAGCACCAGCAATAAACAGACAACTTCAAATCTTAGAAAGTTGCTGAACACACTCAAAGAGAGACGCAAAAAAGATGGCGATTCAGAGAACTAGACGAACCAAAGAACAAATCGAAGCCGACAAGATTATCAAAGAAGAACTTCTTAAGCTTGGCGAAACCATTTATGAGGAAGCAAAGCAAAATTCTAGGGTTGCAAAAGATACTTACTACACGACTGACCGAGTGCGCCCAGCTGGAACGCTTAACAAAGCAGGTGGAACGCTTAGAGATTCGATAAACTACAGGGTTGAGGGCGACACAACACTAATGCTTGGACAAGTTTATTACGGAGCATACCAAAAGCCCAACGAGTTATTAGTGTCGGTTGACAGGCACACGCCCGAAGCAACGAAAACCATAATAACCAACATAACGCAAATACTTTTACAACCATTCACAAGTAATGCCTAATCTAACCAATGACTTAAAAACAATAATCGATACACCTGATAAAATCCAATTTTGCAATAGTCCAATTCACATTAGACAGACAGCTCTTAATGTTGGAAATCTGATAAAAAAAGTAACGCATTACCTTTGGATTTGGAACACCGACCAAAGCAAAACACTCGGTGATGCAAACCAAATCATAGCAAAAGAAATTGTAAGCCGTGCAGACGATTACATTACGGTTAACATTGCTGATTTAATCAAAGCTTGGCTTGTCAGTCCTGAGAACGCAAGAAACACGAACCAACCTCAATTTGCTTGGAATCCCTACACACTTGCGGCCCAAACTGGGCAAGGCGTTTTTTATCAACTTATCAGCGAAGTCTTGGAAGAAGAACCAACGACCAACGCTATAGTACAAAATACGGTTGTAAGTCCTACATACTTCGCAACGCTTGGCTATCGATGGAACTACGAACAAAACACAGGTTCAACAAACGGATTGAACCCGAATAAATCAGATATTTTTAAATCAACGCCTTACAGATATTACAACCAGTCAATTGACAACTATTTTGAAAACACTTTCAATCTTGGTCAAAGCGTTGAAACCTGTACAAGTGGTAATATGATATTGCAAAGCAAAATCATACCGCTATCAAGACAAACGTTTTGTGCGCTGGACAGTTATTTGATTGTTTTTTTAAACAAGTTGGGCTTATGGGATTATTTCACGCCATTTGGCAAAACAATTATTTCAAATAAAACCGAGACAAGCAGCTCTAACCGTATGTTTAGAGACCCAAGCACGATTAACAACTCGCAAGTGCATTCAAGCCTTAGAGACACAATAAACGTTTCACAGACATACACGATTAATACGGGGCACATAGATGAATCAGCAACGCAGTTAATAGAAGAGCTGGTTTACAGTCCAAAGGTTTATTTAATCCGTTTCAGTGGTGAGAAAGTGACCAGCACAATAACTGGGATAACAGTTGACAACACATACATAACGGTAGACAACACAAATATTACAGTTGATAACGATACAGTGACAAGCGAGAGTGTCGGTTACTTTTCAACGTTCCAGCAAATACCAGTACTGCTGACCAATCCCGACGAACTTATAAACCTTACGAGGCTTAATAATAAAGTTAACATCGAATACACCTTAAAATTTGATGAAACTAACAATAAGATACTTGACATAAAATAATGCAACAAGTAGTTACAGAAATTTATATAGCACCTTTTAGCGGTTCAACAGATTACGTAAAACTAGACCTTTTCAATAACGAATCTATTAACTTAAAATACACGCAAAAAGACCTAACCGATTTGAGCAAAGTTTTTGCGCCTTATTCGCTTTCTTTTACAATTCCAGCGACACCAAAAAATAGGCAGGCTCTATTATTTTTCGGTGATACGGACGTTTTAAAAGCAAATATTACGGGTTCTTTTCCCTGCAAGATTTACACAGATGGAAATTTAAACCTAACAGGAAACTTCAATGTTGAAGAGGCGAAATATGATAATAATGGTATAACCTCAATACAAGGAAGTTTTGAAACAGATTTTAAAAGCCTTAAGGAGCGAATCGGGGAGGACTTAATCAGCGATTTGGCAACAGTCTTAACAGGTTCAACCAGTTTACAGTTTACGCCAACAGTTGCAAGAGATTCAATACACGCAAAACAATTATTGTACAAGGAATTAGATTATGTTAACAGCGGAACAACCAGCGCAAACGACATTGTAATTAACTACATAACACCGCTTGCATCAAATAACCGTGTTTGGAGTTATAGCCAAGTTGAGGACGTAACCGACAATATTGCATATAGTGCAATGTATAGCGGTGCAACGTTAATGCCAATTGAAACAACTGAATTGAAGCCCGCAGTTAGTTATCGTGCGTTGGTTGAAATGATGTTTAAGAAATACGGCTTGCAGGTTAATATGCCACTTAGAAATGACAAGATGTTTAATGAAATGTATGTTTGGGTTAACGGTGCAGCTTCGGAAGAAAAGCTTAGCGACAACAACGTCATTAATTTTAGTAACCAATTCAATACAATATATTGTCAATTATTGATATTCGATGCAATGAACCAAGGTGTGCAACTTCCTGCCACACCTGAGATTATCCCGTTTTTTGGTACTGACGTACCGCCTGGTTTTTTAATAGGTTCAGACCCTTTTAAGTATCACGTTTCTAATAGTTTAAAAAATGGTTTCGGTACTATTAAAATCAATATTGGTGATAAAGCAACATCAAGTATGCCCGATATTTTCACGTTGCAAAGAACAACAAAATATATCAGGTTTAGTGTTCAGTTGACAAACCTTGTATTGCAGACCACAAGCGGTAAAATAAACATTTCATTACGAAGACCGAACGGAACAAAAGCACCTGCAGACTGTGAAGAAATACTTAACGCTTCGGTTGATATGGTGACAGGTAATAACAACATATTTGTTGATATTCCTGACACACTTTTCGATAATTATACAGAAGGTTACGAACTATATCCATCGATTGAATTCTATTTATTATTTAAAGCCGACCTAGCAAGCTGGGAAGTTACAAACATATACACACAATACGGTTACGCCAGTGCTGACGGGGGGTGGTTACAGGGTTATAATACAATTGCACAGCGTTGTTTTTCAGATGGTAGCGAAAAATTCAAGGCTTCAGGAGGTATCGATTTTGTGCAGTCACTGCCAAAAATGAAAGTTGTTGATTTCTTTCAATCATTCCTTAAAACATTCAACTTATCGATTTATAACCCGATTGTAAATACAAACCAATTGCAGATTTTAAGTGTTGAGGACGTTAACGAAGAACATAAGATTTACGCTAAGAAAGAAGTTGATTACACAGCTTATGTAAACGCTTCAACTTATACAAAATCGGTTCAGGATAAATACAATAAATACAACTTTAAACACGCAACGAGCAAGTATAAATCTAACGTTGACTACGTGGCAGGTAATACAGCAGGGTTGGAATACGGACAAATAAATCAGGAAAATAACAGCGGTAAGGCTAACGAGTACAGCGTCGTGACTAATTATACAATCATACCGCCAAGAGGTGTTTTAAATACAAATCTGCAAACGTATTATGGATTTAGTAACGAAGCGGCCGACGAACAGAACCGTTACAAACCAATCAATACCGAGCTTGTTTTATTTGTAAATAACAATCTTACATATTTGTCTAATGGTGTGGAGCTTGGTTTTTTATTAGCTGATACGAATATCGTCCCAATTAACAGTTATATGTTAATGTTGCCTTGGTTTGCAAATACTAAACAGTCTCTAGGTTTCAGCGTGCTAATTGACGACGTGAGCGGTGACAGCGCAAACAAAGAGAAAACTGAATCATTGTACCAAAGATATTATTCGGCGCAAACGACAAGACTTTTAAATGTTAATTCACTTTCTCACAAGTTCGATTTATACTTGCCTAGTTCCGAAATCTATGTTAACCCAACAAGAGGGAACGAACCGCCAACAGGGTTTAGACTTCAAAATGATATAATTATTGGTGAAACCCGTTTCAGTGTTCTAGATGCAAATATTGACATTACTACTGGAAAGGCAAAATTGAACCTGCTTAACTATTTAACTGCTGACAATACTGGTAAGGGAGTTTTACCAACACCTAATATGTACAGCCCTGATGGTTACGATTCAACACAATATCAAATACAATAACGAAAAGCAAAAATACTATGAAAAAAAATGGCTTTAACCATAGCGCAATTAAGGGATTTAGTAAACGTAAACTTAGCAGACAATAGCAATATTGAGCCAATAGAACATAGAGCGGTTGAACTCGCTATAATCGATTACTTAGAAACACTTCAACCAATATCAAGCAGTAATATACCGTTAAATAAAGGTTATATAACAGCAAATAACCTTACGATTGGAGGCGTTGAGGTTGGGATAGAAATAGGTATTCAGCTGTCAGACCGTTTGCGTGCTACAGGAAACGTTACAGGTGTTTCGTGCGTGTCTATACCTAATAACGCGATTATTACGGTTAATCTTCAAAACGCACATCCAAACAATAATTATATCGTAAAAAGCTGGTACGAGCAAGTGCCGACAAGTTCTGTTTTGCTACAAAACGGGTCTAGTCTTGGGAAAAACGTATTTAAAGTTGTTTCACCATCTCAGTTTCAAATCATTTTAAAAGAATGGACTGGGGAAGCTCAAGCATTACGATTACATTTTGAAACAATTGGTTACTAATGGCAGAGCAAAACGAAAACTTAGAGCAAAATATTAGGTTGAATTTTGACACCAATGCAAACCAAATCCAAAAAGAAGTAAACAACTTAGGTGATGCTATAGACGGAACAACGGACAGCATCAACGATAACACGAGCGAAACCGAGCGTAACGCCAAGGCACAAAAAGACCTTAAAGCGCAGTTGGATGCTGCAATTAAAGAGCTTGCGAAAATGGCACAGCTACACGGGGCAAGTTCAAAAGAAGCCATTAACGCTGCAAAGGCAGTTTCTGACCTTCAAAAACAGATTACGGCAACGGCAAACAGTACAAGAGATTTAAACGCAACCTTTGAAGAGGTTTATGGAGAATTGCAGCCGTTGACAACTCGTATGGGTGAAGCCGAAGACCGTCTTTATGAATTGGCACTAGCTGGCGAACAGGCAAGTGAGGAATATCAAGGCTTATTGCAGGTTGTTGGGGAATATAGACGTACCCAAATTCTGACTGATAGGGCAGTAGATGCAGCAGCAGCCACTTTTAAAGACAAATTAGGAGCTGCGACACAAATAGCATCCACTGGAATTAATTTTGCAGCTGGCGCAATTGGCGCATTTGCTGATGATTCAGAGGAAGCAACCAAGGTCTTACAAAAGATGCAAGCTGCTATGGCTTTTGCCGAAGGATTAAAGGGAGTTGCAGAGCTTGGGGAACAATTTAAGATACTTAGAATGGCTATTCTAGCCAGTGCGGCAGCTACTAACATAGATACAGCAGCCGAAGAAAAGAATATCATTCAAAAAGGTATCAACGCAACAGCAACGAGAATACTTACGGCCGCTCAGTGGGCTTATAACGTCGCTTTAGCGGCAAACCCAGTTGTTGCGATAGCGTTGGCAATTGCTGCTCTTACTGCTGGTATTTGGTTGCTAGTATCAGCACTTGCGGCTAGTGAAGCAGCCGAGAAAAAACAGACCAAAGCAGCCGAGGACAATCTTAGAGCCCAAAAGAAACTTACAGAAGCTAGAAAAGAGAGTTTTAAAGAACTGGAAAGGCACAATAAGTTGCAAGAAGACTTGGCAGCAGCTTCGGGAAAGAGTGCAAAAGAGGTTAACGCCTTGGCAAATGCTCACATCAACGAGGCAAGCCGTTTGAGCCAAAAAAACGCAATGATTGCGAGAACAAACTTTTTGCGTGAGCGTTCAATCTTATTGGATTTAAAGGAAAAAGAAGCAAGCGAAGAAGCTTTAAAAGCGCAAAAAGAGGCGATGCTTAATGCTTACAACGAATTGCAGGATTACAACAAGAAAACAAACGATTTAAAAGAGAAGCGAATCGATTTAAATAACCAGTTTTTAGTTGATGAAACCAAGAAAGAAACCGAAGCGAGAAAAAAGGCGGCAGATGATGCTTTGAAAGCCCAGCAGGATGCAAACAAAAAACGACTTGAAGAAGCCAAGAAAGCGGCAGAAGCAGAGCTTGCGCTTAAAAAGAAAAATCTCGAAGATATAAACAATGCGGAAATAGCAGCGTTTAGAGCAAATCAAGATATAAACGCAAAAACAGCCCAAGAAAAGTTAGACCTGCAAAAAGAGCGCGACTTACTGGAGATTGAAGCGTTTAAACAAAAGGGTGTTGACACTGGAGATTTGGAAGCGTTGATAACTGAAAAGTATAACACGCTTCAACTTGAGCTAGACGCAGAGAACAAAGCCAACCAATTGAAGCAAGACCAAGACTATTGGGCCGCACAAGCTGATTTAGCCAAAGCAAATGCAGATAAAGAGAAAGAAATTGCAGATAGAAAACTAGCCCAAAAGAAAGCTGAGCAGGATTCAATTAATGCGTTAGGAAATGCGGCTCTTTCAGCTGGTAAATCTTTGTTTGAAAAGAATAAAGCAGTTCAAAAAGGGATTATTGTTGCAGATGGTGCGGTAGCTTTGGGAAAAGTTGCTATTAATACGGTTGAAGCGGTTTCGAAAGATAACGCGGCCAGCCCGTTAACATTCGGTTTGCCTTGGTCAGCGGTTCACATTGCAACGGGTGCGCTTGGGGCGGCTAGCATTATTGCCAGCACGTCAAAAGCATTGCAAGCGGTTGGTGGTGGTTCGGCAGGTTCAGCACCAGCAATGCCCGACACGCCAACACAAAGCGGAACGGGAGCAAGAACACAGGCAACAGCAACACCGCAAGTGAATTTTCAAGCATCTAGCGAAAATCAAATTGCCAGTTCAATCGCAAGGAATGCACAAGACCAACCACCAATACAGGCTTATGTTGTTTCAAGTGCAGTTACAGACCAACAGGCATTAGACCGTAAAAAAGTAGAAGCAAATAGTTTTTAAATAAGACCCGCTCATTTCAGCGGGTTTTTTTATTGTGAAGCGTTTACTTTCAGGCTTTTCGGTACTATAATAAAGTTATGAAAAAGTATGAATTAGTATTTAGCAAAGACCAGCAGGGAGTTTTTAGGGTTTCACTTGTGAAAGACCCAGCGCTCGAAACTACTTTGCTGCACTTCAACGCTGAAAAACCTCAAATTTTCCACTTCACACAAGACGAAAAGCAAATCGTTTACGCACCTGCAATGATACCTAACAAGCTAATTTTTAGAGCAGACGTAAACGGTGAAAACGCACAAGTTTTCTACACAGCAGAAACAATTGACCAGTTGCAGAAAAACTACTTCAAAAACGGTCATAACTCAACAACCAATATCAACCACCAAGCCGAAGACACAAAAGGTATTTATCCGTTCGAATCTTGGATTGTTCAAGACCCAACAAATGACAAATCAAATGCAATGGGCTTTGATGTTCCAGCAGGTACTTGGATGATGGGTTATAAAATCGATAACCAAGAGGTTTGGAATGATATAAAAAGTGGAAATCTTGACGGTTTGAGCATTGAAGCCCGCTTAGGTTTCAAAGAGGTCAACAATAATGAAAATTACAATAAGCAGACAATGAACAAAAAAAGCATTTTCAAGTCAATCAAAGATTTTTTTATGGCTAATGAGGACAAAAAAGAGTTCACAAGCGGAGATAAAAAAGTTTATGCAATTGATTTAAAAGAAGGCGAAATCTTGACGGATGAAGCGGGCGAACCAATCGCAAATGCTGAGGTTGAAATCGATTCAAAGCTTTATAAAACTGACGATTTGGGAACAATTACAGCGATTGAGGACAAACCAGCTGAAGAAGAAAAAGCAACTGAGGAAATGGCAGAAGAAACACAAGCCGACGTGCCAGCAGAAGCGGAAGCACCAGCAGAGCCAGCCGATGAAAGCCAAGATGACCTTGAGGCAGAAAACGAACAGTTGAAAAAAGATTTAGCAACAGCCCAAGAAGAACTAGCAAAATTACAAGCTGAGAAAATCAAAGCTGATACTGAATTAACAGAAATGAAAGCACAGACCCCAGCAGCAGAGGCAATCAAAAACGTACCGCCAGCATTCACAAAATCTTATGATGAAATGAGCAACTACGAAAAGATGCAACACAATAAAGCAAAATAAATATTAACTAAAAAATGGCAATAAATTATGCAGGAGGGAAGAAAAACCCAGATTTAGAAGCAATTCAATCAGAATTATATGCAGATTCTAAAACACTTAGAGATAGAGTAATCGACATTCAAGAGGGCTTTAAATCGGGTGCAGACGTTTACGAAAGCAAAGTAAGCGTAACAATGAAAGCAGGTTCAACTGATGCGGTAACAAGTGACGGTTCGATTAATTTAGGAGTACAAAAATCACCAGTAGCGTTGAAATCAATAGAGTATAGTGATGTAATCGACGATGCGGTTTTATTCGGTACAAGATTTGAAAAATCAATGGCAGCTGGAGCATTCAACCAAGTGTCAAGCGAATTTGATAAAAAAGTATTAATTCAAGTTGCGCCAGCAATCGGTGAAGACTTGGAAAACCACCTATGGAACGGTGCAACATCAGCTACAAAAGTAGCGGTTGCAGCTACAACAGGTTTAACGGCATCATTCAAAGCTACAGTTGCAGCAATGCCAACAAGTGAGTTCGATTCAATTCCAGTTCGTGCCCTTTGGAACGATTCTAACAGTAAAACAGTTGCTGGCGCAGGTGTTGCGGATTCTGTTAAATTAACTGGAATTACAATCACAAGTGCAAACATTGCAGCTGAATACTCAAAACTATACGCTGGTGCGCCTGACAAAGTAATCAACTCTACAAGTTCAGAGCCTAGAATCTTCGCACCATTAGCACACCGCCAATTAATAAAAATTGCGAACAACTCAGTTGGTGCAGCCCAACAAATAAACTTCTTGGTTGAGGGTAGCGGAGCAAGTGAAAAAATCTCTTACAACGGTGTTGCAATCGAATTCCACCCAATGGTTAACGTTATGATTTTAACTCTTCCTGAGTACTTAAAAGTATTGCTTGACTTAAGCGGTGACGCTTCTTACTTGGAAGTTGACAAGATGGCAAACGGTGCACAAAAAAGATACATCAAAAACAAACAATCAATTGCAACGTGGGTAACTAACCAAAGATACATCACAATTCAAGGATAAAAATAACAGTAGGGCTTTCATCCAGCATTTAGGTGCTGGATTGATGCTTTATAACAAAAGAAAATACAGTAAAAATAAATGGGTTGTACATCAATTTCAAAAAGCCGTAAACTATCTTGTATGTCTTCAATGGCAGGAGTAAAAGCGGTGGGGGTTGCGCCTTTTGATAGTTTAAACAAAATCACGGTAACTGGTGCGGGTGTAACTACACTTGCAAGCGTTTACAGCGGTTCAACTATCGCAAGGTTAGAACTTAAAAATACAACTGTTAACTATTTAGAGACTGCAACCGTTGGAGGTGATAACCGTTCAACATCAGTTGTTGGCGATATTCCTTGTGTATTTAACGTTGCGAAAGGTCAAGATTTAGAAACAGTAAAATTAATAAATGAACTTATAAAAGGTGAGGTTGTTTTATTCATAGAAAAGAACGACGGTTCAATCGTTGCGGCTGGTTCTCAGTTCGGAGCGGTAGCAATTACAACTACAGACCAAACTGGTGGCGCAATTGCAGATTTAAACGGGTTTACGGTAACATTCCACACTGAGGAAGCCGAGCTTTCAAGAAACTACGTATTAAGTTCAACCGCTTTGGTTGATTACGCAGCGGCAATTAAGCCATACGCGTAAGTATCAAATTAAACTAACAAATTAAGGCAGGCAATTAATATGCCTGCTTTTTTTTTCTCAAACAATATCAATATGAAAGTTATCAAATTAAACCAGTTGGAGCAATTTAAATGTGTTCCTAGACAATATCCAAATTCAACGGACGAATTAAGTGTTAAGCTTAAGAATGAATTGACAAATGCAATGATTGATTTGGTGTTTACTTTTTCGGTTTCAGCTTCATATTTAAATATAGTAATTACAGACGTTCCCGCAGATTTTGAAAGCGGTAATAGGTACGAAATAACTATCAGCAACATAACGAATAACAACGATTTGGTTTACTTGGGTAAAATGCTTGTCGTTGACGATAATACGGACGTACAAAATTATGAGTACAAACAACAAAGTAACAGCCGTTACGAGTTCTAATAATTACGCATTCGAATCTAACATTTTAATGTCAGCTTTTCAACCGATAGACATTAAACCAGCTTACGGGCGCAAATGGGTTACCAACGGAATCAACAACGGAAACTACAAACGTTATATTGATGCTTACGACGACAGCCCGACCAATGCAAGTATCATTAACGCATTTGTAAACTACATATACGGTTGCGGTCTTTACGACATAAACGGGCAGAACATAAAAAAGTACATCAGCGACGAAGACGTATTGCTATTATGCCAAGATTATAAACTATTTGGCGGGTATGCAATTCAAGTTATTTGGTCGCTAGCCAAGAAACCGCTTAGAATTGAACGAATTGACATTGCTAAACTTGCGGTTAATCTTGACGATTTTAATTGCATTAACGGCTACTGGTATAGTTGGGATTGGACAAGCCAGTACAGATATAAACCAAAATTTTTGCCAGCATATACGGGCGTTTACAAAGGAAATGATTTAGAAGTTTTGGTTTGCAAAAGACCATCACGAGAGCCGTTTTTCCCATTGCCTGACTACTTGGCGGGTATTCCTTGGGCTAATGTTGAGGGGCAACTCGCAAACGCAGCCAAAAGCCACTTCTTGAACGCTATGACGGTGTTAACTGTTATTAACTATAACAACGGACGTATTCAAGAAAAAGAGGTAGCCGAGAAGCAAGCGCAGGATGTTAGAAACAAGATTACAGGAACGGACAACCAAAGTGCGGTGCTTGTATCATTTAATGAGGGAATTGAAGAAGCAACAACCGTTGACCAGCTTTCACCACCTGAGTTGAACCAGCAAAACGTTTTTTATTCAGAAGAAGCTGAACGCAAGCTTATTGTTGCTCATTCTTGTCCTCCAATTCTATTCCAAGGTTCTAATGCAAATAATGGTTTCAGTTCCAACGCTGACGAAATCGCAACGGCAACCCGTGGTTTGTTTAGAAGACATATAAACCCAATGCGTGAGGTGATTATAAACGGTTTGAATAAGGTTTTTAATGTAATCGATTCAACTATTGATTTGGATTTTGAGGACTTTAAAGAAGAAACGAAACTTGAAAATACCAACAATTCTACAAGGTCTCAGGACTTGGAAAATATCAATCTAATTGATAAGCCTGAAAACAATAACGAAGAGCCTAAAATCATTGAATAATGGGAAAAATTAAGGTTTTAATCAAACCAACGATAATTAGTGAGACAGTTGGATTTGGTGGTAATATCGACCCTGACCAGTTAGCACCAAGCATTATCATTGCTCAAACCACTTACTTAAAGAGAATCTTAGGAATTGATTTATACGATAAAATTTCATCAGATTATAGTGCTGGAACGTTAACGGGAATTTACCAAACGATTTACACCGATTACGTTATCGATATGCTCACCTTTTTTTCTTGCAGCGTGTACTTGTCCATCAACACAAGCAAGACTACAAATGCAGGGACTTACAGAGTTGGTGCTGAGGGTTCGACAAATACCCCACTTAACGAACTCACCATATTGGGTAAGACTTACGAGTCTATAGGCATAAGCTACGAGCAGAACTTTTACAGCTTCATTGCCAAAAATCCAGTTCCCGAATACGGACAAAATAACGATACGAAAAATACAACCAACCTGATAGGTTGGTACTAACTATATGGCTCAAAAGCATATTAATACATCAACTCCAAATGATAATTTGGGTGACACTTTACGTGATGCCAACATAAAATGCGAAGACAATTTTACAGAGTTATATGCCAATAAAGTTGATAAAATCAGTGGTAAAGGTCTAAGTACAAACGACTACACAACTGCTGAAAAAACAAAGCTTGCGGGCATTCCAGCAGATGCCGAAAAAAATGTACAATCTGATTGGTTAGTCAATGACCCTGATAGTGATGCTTTTATTAAAAATAAGCCTGACTTAATCAGTTCGGTAAATTGGGGTGAAATTAACGGAACTCTAAGCGACCAAAGCGATTTACAGCTTGCTTTAGATTATAAACCAACATTCGAATATGTTGACGCAAAGGTAACGCAGACAATTAACGTTGGAACAACAGAATATGCACCGAGCGAAGATGCAGTTTTCAACGGTTTGGCTGTTAAACAAAATGTTTCAGAAAAAAACATAGCCAACGGGTATGCAGGTTTAGATGCTGGCGGTAAAATCCTTACTTCTCAGCTTCCTAATTCCGTAATGGAATACAAAGGCGTTTACAATGCGGCAACTAATACGCCAGCTCTTGTTAACGGAACTGGAAATACAGGAGATGTTTACCGTGTTACGGTTAGCGGTGCAGGTGTGAACAGCTTAAATTTTGTTATTGGTGATTATGTGGTTTATAACGGTTCAACTTGGGAAAAACAGCACTCAGGGAGTGACAATGTTGTTAGCGTGTTTGGTCGTGCTGGTGTTATATCTGCACAAATTGGCGATTATACAACAGCCCAAGTAACTGAAACCACAAATAAGAATTACCAATCCGATAATCAAAAGCTTTACAATGATGCAACGAGTTCAATTCAAACCCAATTAGATTCTAAAACTACTATAGGTACAGCTTTTACAGCTGGAAGAATTCCTTATACAACAAGTCCAAATACTATTGTTGATAGTAGCCGTCTTTTGTGGGCAAACACATCAAGTATTTTAGAAATAAATGGTAGTAATCCTATATATAGAATAAAAAATAATTTGAATAATTATTTTGGGGAATTTAATATGAATGCAGGTGGTACTTTATTTTATAAGAATCATCAAGGAAAAAACATATTTACAGTAACAAATCCAGTAAGTATTATCGAACAACCTCAATTTGCAATAGGGCAAGTATCAGTTGTTCCTGTCGAATCTCAACTTTATGTGTACGGTGGGACTAATGGAGCTAATATAGATGCAAGAGGTTTAGATACAGTAGATGAGGCAAATATAGATTTACAAGGCAATGATTGGGAATCTTCAGGAGTGCCTAATAGTTTAGGATTTTCTTATTTTGGAAGTAATGGAAGACCAGGTACTGTTTTAGGTTATGCTAAAAATAAATTAGCTCAAATAAGATTCCAAAATTCTTCTACAGCATTAATAACCTCAATAAATGAAGACAGTTCAATTACACCTATACGTTTTGGTATTAATACAACTGAAGTTGCAAGCATATCGAATAATGGGTTATTACTGAATACAGAAATAGAAAACACTATTGCGGGATTCGATGCATCTAAACGATTAAAATCGTTAAATACTGTCACATACCCCACATTGCTTGAACTATCCTATGTTAAAGGAGCTGCAAGTTCAATTCAAACACAGTTAAATGCAAAAGAGCCAAATATCATTATTGGTTCTACCTCTCAATACTATAGAGGCGATAAATCTTGGCAAACGCTGAACAAAACAGCTGTAGGGTTGGCTAATGTTGACAATACAGCCGATTCAACTAAAAATGTTTTATCGGCTACCAAATTAACAACCGCAAGAACAATCAACGGTGTTGGTTTTGACGGTACAGCCAATATAACAATTAATGCAACAGATTCAATTCTAAGGCTTGCTTTGTCAGGCGGAACGCTTACAGGTGGTTTAACTGGAACAACGGGAACTTTTACAGGTGTCTTGAGTGCAACGACTATTTACGGTAGAATCAACGGAGTTAAAAAATACGTTGCGTTAGTGGCTCAATCAGGAACAACAGCACCTACAGTAACAGTTTTAGAAAATAGTGTTGGCAATATAGTTTGGAGTAGAACAGCGACGGGGTATTATACTGGAACTTTGTCAAGTGCATTTCCGACAGGTAAATGCACTTTCTTAGCTACAACTAATACACCTTCACCAACATCTTATACAATCAATGGTAATTTCGTATCAACAAATGCCGTTGCATATAATACCTTAGTAGGTGGTACAGGAACAGATAACCTAGCTTTGGCGACAATAGATATTTCTGTTTATCCGTAATAATACAAACTTTAACAAGGGCGGGCGTTTACGTTCGCTCTTATTAAAACTATAATAACCATAAACGAAATCAAATGAATATAGAACAACTGGCGTTAGCGGTTATTTCACTGCTTATCTCAATTATTGGATATTTTATAAAACAATTGTTTGAGAAAATCCAAAAGCACGATGTGATGATTAACGAACACACAACATCAATTAAAGTAATTGAAACAGAACATAACACGCTTAACAATCGAATTGATGATTTGTTTGCTGCAATTAAAGAATTGAGTCAAGAAATCAAACAGCTCTCAAAAGAGTTGAGCAAGAAAAAAGACATTGAAAAATAATGATATTTCTAAACTACCTAAAGAAACTGATTGAGTACAATTCTAATCCATCATCAAAACGATTTATCGGTTTGGTTGCTGGGTTAAGTCTTTGTGTTTATATGTTTGTTTTTCCTAGTGATGCTGCCAACAATTCAGTGTTAATACTTTCTTTGGGGGCTTTGGGAATTAACGCAGCTGAAAAGTTATTGAAGAAATAAAATTATAGTAATAGTATTGGCATAGAATTCAATTTCATATATATTTGATTGAAAAAAATGGAAGACGAAAATAACAATAACATTGCTGAAAGAATTTTGAAGTTCTTTCAAAATAATTTAAGTACAATTGTTGTAATCCCCGCTTTTATTGGAGGCTTATGGCAAGCAATGGAATTGATGAACATTTCACTTCCTTATCTTAGGTTTTTCTCAATATCTCAAATTATTCCCGATGGATTACTTATTTTAATGTTTATGTTAGTGTCTTTAATGCCTATGATGATGAATTTAATTCAAGATTTTTGGGACGAAAAAAAAGGCAAATTTTTATTCAGTAATATAACAGTAGATGTAAATGAGTTGAAACCTCTTGTAAAAAAACATAGTACTACATTTTTAGTATTAGTATTTTCATCCTTTTTAATGGTGTTTATAGTGAACTATTTTAAAATTGTAGCAAAAGACTTTTCAATATTAAACGTTTATTTTATTATTTCGGTTACAATTTTATATGTTATTTATACACTTTTAAATGATTTAGGTAAGGCGAATAAATTAAGACCAGTTAGGTATATTCGATTTTATAGGTTACTTTTTATTTTTACAACTTTATTTTTAGCTAGTACACTATTCCGAGAAATTCACCGAAATTTTTTACTGACAGATGACTTAATTAATATTGAAAAAGCAAATCTGTTGGTTAAACAAAAATTCCCTACAGCTACAAGTGAAATTCTTTATTTTAATGACAAATATCTATTTTATAAAATAAAATTTGAAAAGATGAAGATAAAGGAGTCAAGTAAAACCCTTGAGAAAATTTACATTGTAGAATTAAACGAGATATTTAAAGAAGAAGAAAAGAAAAAGTTATAAATCAGCTCCTAATATTGTTCTACATTCTTTTTTTATAGTAATCATAATAGGTTGAATATTATCGTTAAGTCTTTTATAAGCTGATACCGCATTCTTTTTAACTTCTTTGTTAGGAAATACTAATTTGTTAATAGGATGATTTGGATTATAATCGACAGAGATTTGAAAAGATTCTTCGATGAATTCAGCAAGCATCGATTCAAGATTGCTACTGAAAAAAATTAAATTATCATCGATGTATTTTACAAACTCTTCGTGTGAAGCAATAAAATTCATATGTAATCTTTCTTCGTTTTTTTCGAATGTTGTGCTGTTTGAGATAAGTTTAATTTCTGCTACGAAAAGAGCCAAACTGTTTCTAGTCTTATTTAATAATGCGTAGGTTTCTTTTAATACCTTAAAACGCTCTTCGTGTAATTTGGTAAACTTGAAATTTTCCTTTGCTTTTAGCGAATCCAATTCACTTTGAAATTTTGCGATTTCTAAAGTATGTTCTTTTTTGACGCTTTCAAGTTTCTTGTCAAAAGTGCTCTGAATTCTTCCTTCGGTAATTTTTGTTGCAATTCCAGCAACCAAAGTCGCAATAATCGAAGAGCTGAGAATAGTAGTTAATACGTTTTCCATACAGCGGTTTTTTAACAAATATAATCAATCAATTCAAGTTAAATTATAACCAAAACAATAAGACCGAAGAAAACCAAAGCGACTAATGCTTTAAGAGCTGTCATTTCAATTTTTGATTCCTTTTCCATCTCTTTGAAATGGTTCTGCATTTCTACTCTAATATCTAAATATTGTTCGTCAAGTGATTTTTTCATTTTTTAGTTGAATTTAGAATCATAAATTAAAGATTAAAAAATTTAAATTCATTACGGGATTCCGTAATGATAATGTTTATAAGTTTTTTCTTTGTTTATGATTGATTGTTTTTATTTTCGCGGTAAGAAATTAACTACTTATGAAAAAAATTACAAAAATGCTTCAGGGCTTATTTTTTTTGGGCTCTGTGTTATTAATGACTAGTTGTGCTACTGAAGAAATTGCGCAGAAGAATGTTGCCCAGTCTCCTTTGGAGGCTAAAGTTTGGTTTGATAATCATCAAAAGGATTACAACGCAACGGTTTTAAATTATATTGAAGATTTGCAATGGCAAAATGCAATTGTTTCAAATGGTGAAATAGGAGAAGTTGTAGAAGTACCATTTACTCTAACAGAAAATTTAAGTGCCAGCACTAAAGAAGCCGACCAATATAATGACCATCATCGATTAATGTTTGTGAGAGATGAACAAAATGTGTATAAACTTTTTTATGTTCAGATATTCGCAAATGATGAAGATTATAGTGTTCAAGATAAAAATTACAATTACTATAATATCAAAGATAATTTTGATGGTAATATTTACGTTCAAGAATTAGCTACTAATATCGGAAATAAAATTAAATTTAAAGACGGTGAAAAAGTCGAGCATTCAACCACTGGAAAAATGCAAGAATATGCTTGTGTGTATTTTGGCTGGTGGGGTTCAGATGGAAGTTTTACGCCTCTTTATGAAGTAGGATGCTACGGAGGTAGTGGAGGAAATGGAGTACCTAGTGGAGGCGGTGAAAATCCTGGACCAAGTTATGGTGGTGGAGGGACGTCTGACTCTAATTCGGAAGGTTGTCCAGCAGGATATAGGTATAAACTTGGGGAGTGTGTTTTAGTTGAAAGAATAACTAATTTGCTAACAGGTAAAGCAAAGTGTTTAAATGATTTATTGAGTAGTGCGGGAAATAATTTTGTGAAAAATATATTTAGTCAATTTGCTGGAAAATCAGAATTTAATATTCAGATTGTTTCACTTCCTAAAGTTTATTCATCAACCAATCAAGAAGTGAATGGAACTACAGGTTTTGATAAGGTGAATAGCCTTATGACTATAGAAATAAGCACAAGTAGATTAGATGGACTTGCGGCTTTGGAATCTGCTAGAATAATCTTACACGAATATATACACGCAGATATGTATAGAAAGTTAAATACAACAAATCCTAATGATGCTGATGCTAGAGATTTTAAAAAGGTTTTTGAAACATATGAAAATCAGCACAACGCAATGGCTCAAGTCTATCTTACTAGTATGAGAGATGCCTTAAAGGAATTTCATAAAACAGTACTGAATAGTGATTATAACAACTATGTGAAATATTATGGTGAAGCCCCAAGTGATGCTTTCTATGAAGCTATGGCGTGGGGAGGTTTAAAAGACAGTAATGTAAAAGCTTGGACGGATTTGTCGGCAGATAAAAAAGCATCTATTAATTCATTGGCAAGCAGAGTTCCTATTTTAAGTAAAACTGTTCCTTGTCCATAAAGGTATTAATAATGATACTTTTTGTATATTAGTTAACTAAATTCAATTACCTACTTTAAATCGAGTTATGAAAAAACACATTTATTTATTAGCCATACTTTTATTTGGATTCAATTTACACGCTCAAGAAAAATTAAATGGTACATTCTTTTTTAAGTTAGATGATTCGTACATTATCGAATCCAAAACTAAACCCAATACGTTTTTGATAAAAGATAAAAATGAGGATGAGGAATTTTATTTTAAAGGAGTTGAAGTTGTAAATGATTTACAACCTAATGAAGTGCTGTGTCTGAAAGATTTTGTAAGGACTTCAAAATATTACAATAAAAACAAAAAGAATAAATTAAACAATGCTGAATTGGTAAACTTTTTTAGTAGCGCCACAGTTTATTTAGTTAGAAAAAAGAATAATAAAACCGAATTCATCAAAGTAAATCCAATCGTTGAAATTTATGATTGACATATTTTAAAATAAAAAACCTCGAAATTATTTTTCGAGGTTTTTTATTTTATAATAGTTTGAGCTTTGATACTTCGTGAAATAGGACAATACGCTGTGCAATCCCTGTTGTTCCACCATTGATTTTGCGGGTTACTCTTTGGATTGATAACTCGTTGTTATTGTCAATGACTGAATTAATTTTATTCATCTTCCAGTACCACAATGCGCTCACCAATGCGTTAACTTCAGTTAGTAATAATTCGGGTTCGCTTAATATCTTATCGTTGTTTAAATGCTTTGAAAATGCTTCATAGTTATTGCGGCCCGTTAGCTGGATAAATCCGCGACCGCGATAATGCCAGCCGTCACTGCTTTCAGTATTACCATTGTGGTTAGCGTAAACGTAGTTCGCTATCTTTTCGGGTTGGTGTTCATATTTTTTTGCCGTCTCTAAATCTTTAAAGTATTTAGGGAATATCTTTAAAAGTCTTTCAGCTGAGTAGCTGAGGTTTTCGGCACGTGGCACAAGTTTGCTTTCGTGGTATAGTTGTGACCAAAAGTGCACGCGTCTTAATTGGGTGTCTAAGCCGTATTGATTTAATATGGTATTGTATTTGGTATTTAATTGCTGTATTAATTCATTCACTTAATTTAAAAGGTTAATAGTATTGTTATTTTTTATCTGTGAAATCAAATGTTATTATTTCACACATTGGACTCACACCTTTCCACTGATTGATATAAACCGATGTGTCAATTCCTATATTAAATTCATAGTTCAACTTGGTTTCGTTTATGAACTTTTGAACTTTTTGCGGTAAACTTCTTTCATAAGGATTGTAGCCTTTTGAATTCTCTCTTAAGTCTTCAAAAAAATGGCAGCCTGAATATCTAAAAGGCGTTGACATTTGCGGCACAATAAACGCTCCGCAATCGGCAATTAATGAAGCAATTTCAATTGTTATTAAATCGAACTCAGAACCTTTGTATTTAAGTTTGCTGCTTGTTGAGATTCCAGTTTTTATTTTACCAAATGGTGGGTTTCCAATGGCTTGGTCATAGTGTTCGAGTTGCTCAAAATCGAATATTGACCCGCATATCCATTTTGCCTCAGGCAGTAGCTTTTTTCCAACTTCAACATATTGTGGATTTAGTTCGACACACGTTATGTCGGTGCATTTATTGTAGTGGTAAGCAAAGAATGATAGCATTCCGATGCCAGCGCACATATCAACAATTTTCGCGCCTTCATAAATTTGAAGTGAAAAATCTCTTGCTAAATCAATTGGTGTAAAGAATGCGCCAGCTTCAGAGTTTAGACTATTAGCAGATTCATTCCATTTTTCATAAACGATAAGTTTTTCCTCAAATGTTAGCGAATCTTTTTTTAATAGTTCAACAGCAATGTTATGGTCAGCGATTTGTTTTTTAGTTAATTTGCTCAATCAGAGTTAAAGGTTAATAGCTTCGTTATTTTTTAGCATCATTGAAAGTTTATCGACTATTTTGGCATTTGGGTCGAATGAGTTTTTAGGATAGCTATTGCTTTCAAAATCAGGAATAAGGTTTGTAATATCCCAAAACCTTGGTTTATCCGTATTGTTGTAAAAATTGATGTAATGAATGTAAATAGTTGCATTAGGATATTTAAGTTGTAAAAGTCTTTTGGTTTCAAATAGTCCTCTGATTTTTATTTCTTCAAGAATCCAAGTGTCATACTGGTTGTCGCTTTTATATCGGTTTTTAATTTCACCGATTACCATATCTCTAGTAGTTCCAGTATAATAAGCAACATCCCAAGAAGCTGATGTAGTTTCTGAAAATTTGTTTATATCCCAGTCAGGTTGTTGCGTTATTTGGAAGTCACTGAATCTTGCTCGTCCAATTGCTTCATCTTTCGAGATGTTTTGGTTTATTTCGTTTGCTGTCATATCTATCGTTTATTAATAAATATATGCTACAAGCGAAAAAACTAAATAGTAACCGAAAATTTTTAAGATGAAATCGAAAATAAAATAAGCCAGTAAATAAATGCTGGCTCACTTGTTAAATGGAATTGAAAAATGATGTTATTGCGTTGAAGAAATTCTTTTGTTTTTCTTGGCGGGTCTGTTCGATAGGTTGGGCCGCTTTTGGTTTTCCAGCGTGGCTATCTTGAATATCTTCTATCAATGACTGGCGTGTCTTGTTTTCCCACACCGTACAACCAATTAGCGTGCCGTTGATGTATTTGTATTCTAAGCAGTTGTTGTTTTTAAAGATGTACTTGTAAACGATTCCAGTTTCGAAATACATTGCAATCATACTTTTGTAGTATCTTATTTTAATCGTTTTGTTGTGGTCGTTTAACACATAGGTTACGAGCTTGTTCTTGTTGAATTTTCTTTTCATTCATACCTTTATTATTTTTCGTTATTGATATGCCTGCTCAGTTGCTAACAGGTCTTTTTTTAACTCTTGAACCTTTAACCAAAACACGTCAAAATTATCGGCTGGCAAGCCAATAACTCTAGATGTTACTTTTGGCAAGTCCATAAATCGCCTGTCAGTCAGACTATGAAAATCTGCTGGAGTCATTGTATCACCAGCTTTGGAATAGTAAAACTTGGATTTATAGCGTTCGAACATTAAAGCCTTTTTTGGGTCAGTCTGTACTATCTCAACTTCATCAGGCTTTTTCGTTTCGGCTGGTATTGGTTGTTCAGATTTAGCTATTAGTATCGGCTCACGTTCTTGGACTGGTTTTAGCGTTGAAGCTGGTTTACTTTCGGCTGGTGTTTCAATCATAGTTATCAATACATCTAAATCGACACTTAACTTTGTAGAGCTACCGCCATCAACACCGTTAAAGTTTGACTTGTGGTTGGTGATGATTATGTTTTCTTTGCTTAGCTTGGTGACTCTGTTTTTAACAGTTTGATAGCCTATGTTTAGGATATCGGCTATAGTTTCATATTTCATTTGAAAAGGTTGTCCGTTATCTTGGTAGGATAATATCAACTCGATTAATTGCTTATCGGTCGGTGAAAGAGTTTTTATGTAGTTTAATATTGGATAGCTTCTAATGAATCTTATTCCATTATGTTGTTGTTGAAGCTGTTCTAACTTGGTTAGCTGTTTTTGTGTTGTCATTCATTTTTATTCTAGTATTTGTGTTATGGTCTAGTTTTTTACTTGGACTAGAAGCTGGCAGGAGCTACCTACCAGCACCAAGGTTTTTGAAATCTTTGCTGATTTTTACAATGGTACTTCTTAAATTTCAATAAGTCAACAATTTTCAGATATAATATTTTATTATGTTATTATAATTATTTGTTATAGTTGAAGTGATTGTGATTTCTTGTCCCAAATATCTATAAGCAATTTAAGGTACTCATTTGAGTACTTATTGTTTTAATCTCGGTACTTATTTGAGTACCTGTTTTTATGTCTTGGTACTGATTTGAGTACCTCTTGGTACTCATTTGGGTACTGGTTGGTACTTGTTTGAGTACTTCTCGGTACTCATTTGAGTACGTCATAATAAGAAATATATAAGAAATAATAAAATACTATATAATAATAAATATACACTAGTTGAAGAAAGTTCAAGTTGTTTTATAGATAAAGGAAAAAAAAATATACTTCAACGATAATCTTTACTTCAACGCAAAGCTGGTCGATACTTGTCATAAAATATTATGACAAACAAACACTTCAACGTGCTGAGCTTATTCGACGGTATGAGCTGCGGACAACTAGCGTTACACAAAGCAGAAATAACACACTTCAACTACTTTGCAAGTGAAATCGACAGATATGCAATACAAGTAACACAATCCAACTTTCCAAATACTCAACAGCTTGGAAATGTGTACAACATCAACGCAAAGGACTTGCCCAGCATCAACTTACTGCTTGGGGGTCGCCTTGCCAAAACCTAAGCATTACCACAATCAACAATATTAAACACAACGGAGGGCTTGCGGGTGATAAGTCTAAGTTGTTTTACGAGTATCTACGAATCCTCAACGAGACCAAGCCCAAGTATTTTCTCTTTGAGAATGTCGCTAGTATGACCAACGCAAACAGTGACGTAATCAGCCAAGCACTAGAGTGCGAACCAATCAGGATTAACAGCAATCTGACCACTGCCCAAGACCGTGACCGCTATTATTGGACAAACATACCAGTTGCGGCCCAGCCAATTGACAAAGGGATTGTTTTAGGGGATATTGTGGAGCAAAACCCAGCACCCAAGTATTGGTACGCTCAAAGCTTTGATTATCTTGGAGACAACGAAAAGGTGCAAGCTACATTGCATATCAACGGTCACGACATCTTAAAACGTGTTTACAACCTCAAAGGCAAATGTGGAACGCTTACGTGCTTAAAAGGTGGAAATCACCAAAAGAAAGTATTGCAAGACGGAAAACCAAGGAAATTGACACCGTTGGAGTATGAGAGACTGCAGAACGTACCCGAGGGCTACACGTCAGGAGTCAGCGATACTCAGCGTTACAATATGTTAGGAAATGGCTGGACAATCGATGTGATAGCCCATATTTTACAGGGGTTGGTAAAATAATATAGGAAAAAGTTGCGTATTTCGGATAAAATACGTACCTTTGTTGTATTCGAATTAAAAATTTATAGTAAGTGTACTATAAGTCCGAGACAAAGATATATAACTTAATTGAGTTACCAAAAGAAATTCATATAAATTTATATAAAAAATTAAATTTTAACATTTTAAACCAAAAATAAAGTATGAGTGAAATTAAATTAAACAAACATCAAGAGATGCTTATTGCTAAATTGAGAAACCGAAAAACATTTCAAATCTCAAATGTACACCACTTTCAAAAGAAAGCAGAATTTACGGATTTATCATTAATGGAAACAATCCGCAGTTTTGGAGGCAAACCAGTAATTGTACAACACGGTGAAGAACAAATTGCTTCAATGACAATCAATTTTAACAGTCCAATTATAAAAGTTGAGTTGGAATTTTCAGAAATACCAATAGACCGACTTCACGAAATGGTTGATGTAGCGTATGGTATTGGAAACCAATCTTATTTACGTGAGGATATGACTAAAGATAATCATATTCTAATTGCTGATAACGATGATAATATTACAAGTGTTTATTTGGGTGATGTGATTAAGCTGTTTCTTCTTTCTGAGGACTAAATATTAACAATTATGATAGAAAGTGAAATCAACAAGGAACTAAGAGAGTTGTTCGAACTGTTTGAAAAGAGCAGAGCACAACAGAAAGGTTAACACCGCACAGACTATCAACTAAAACACTATTAATAACTGGCACGCACTAGCCGAAAATGAGAATAATTAATAAATAGTAACTTAAAATTAAATGAATGGTAGAAAACTGTAAAATTGATTGGAAGAAACACTCTTCAAATTTTCCAAGAGTTATGATTGGTAGTAAAGAGTGGCACAAAGCGGGAATGCCAAATGTGTACGGATTTACGTATTTAGTAGACCAAAATATATTGGAAGAAATCAAACAAGAAAAAGAACAACAGAAAAGTAATTAACAATTAAAAATTAAAATGAATGGCAGAAAACAGTAAAATTGAGTGGACGAACCACACTGCAAACCTTTGGTGGGGATGCACAGAAGTACACGAGGGGTGTGCAAACTGCTATGCGGGCAAAATTGCAAAGCGAGTAGGTAGTGACGTTTGGGGAAATGACAAACCTAGGCGAATGATTAAGAGCGTTTGGACTGAATTTGATAGATTTCAGAAAGAAGCTGAAAAGAAAAACGAAATACATAAGGTTTTCGTTGGGTCAATGATGGATATTTTCGAAAAACCAATGTCATTAGTAGACCACAAAGGTAATCCTTATGAGGAAGGTGAGGCAGAATTTTGGAATACAGGACAGTTGAGAGATAAGTTTTTCAATGAAGTTGTTCCGAATTCACCAAATCTTATGTTCTTGTTATTGACCAAAAGACCATCAAACATCAATAAATACATTCCTGAGAGCTGGAAACAGAATTCTCCAAAGAATGTAATGTTTGGAACATCACCTGTGAATCAAGAGACTGCTGATAAGCTGATTGTCCAATTATCAAAGGTAAACGGTCAGAGATTTCTATCTGTTGAACCTCAATTGGATAAGGTCGATTTAATGGCAAAAGCCAATGACGGAACAGATAGGGCACTACTTGATTTGGTGGATTGGGTAATTTGTGGCGGTGAGAGCGGAAATAAGAGAAGACCGTTTAACACTGACTGGGGCAGAATCTTGCGAGACGACTGCAAAACAAAAGGAGTTCCGTATTTCTTTAAGCAGATTGACAAGGTATTGCCAATTCCTGAGGATTTAATGGTTCGGGAATTTCCGAAAAGTTTTGAAGTTCAAGGAACCGATGAATCAGAACAGGTTAAGTTAGCAAGCTAATGCAGTAGCCAAAAGGAGAAAGAACCGTCTCAACCACTCAATAGAAAAGCAAGCCAAGCAATTAATTAGTATTAATTAAAATTATTGAGTATGACAGAAAACCCAAGAGAAGAAGAAATAAGTAGCGAGCTGGAACAGATGCTTGCAGACTTTAAAAAGGCTCAAGAAGCCCGTTTGAACTCTTAGGGTGCAACCAATCCCAAATACACACAGTTATCAACTAAAACACTTTTTATTGATTCATTTCCAATAGTTTAGTTAAATTTATAATCAGAACCGTTATAAAGACTACTATGGAGCACGAAATCAAAGCATTGAAAGATTATCTGAAAGACATTGTAAGTGCTATAGAAGCTACAGAAAAGTACCAGCCCGCTTGGGTCAGGGAAAATCTAAAAGCAAATCTAAATCCAAAGTTTAAATTTACAGCCGATGGCAAAGCGGATTTAGTTTTCGGAAATGATGAGATTTGCGAACTGGAACTAAATTTCAAAGATTCGGGCAAATATCACAAACGCCACATTATAGAAGCTTTGCAAGCGAAATTTGAAGAGAAATCCCAAGAATTGAAAGAGCTTAGAAAAGCCTCTAAATAAGTCCAGTGAATAAAAAAATTACATCAATTATTAAATTTTATTACATTCGTCATTCTAAATCAAGATAATAAAAAAAAATAAGATGAGTGAATTTGCAGGGCTTTTCAAAGATTTAAACAGTAATGTTAAATCGACACTAGTTTCATTGGCGATAGTAATTGGTTTTTGGGTGATTCCTTTTATGTTATTTAAGCCTGATTTTTTTGTTTTTCCTGTTTATGCTCAAATAGCTTTAATTTTTGCTTTAGGTTTTGTTTGGTACGTTTCGACATTCTTTGCCTCGCTACATCTTATGGGATTAATCCTGACTGAAGAAGCGAATCCGACGCCATTACTAACTATTTGTTCTATAATCTTACTTAATATATCAATTTTAATTAGTTATTACTATTCAGTGAGTTTTACCTGTTTTTTGCGTTATGCATACGGAGTACTGGGAGTTTTTTTTGTAGTTCAGTTTGTATTGAACGTAATTATTGATTACCGAAAAGACAACGAATCCTAAAAGCGCTTAAGAAAGTTACAGTTAAAAACAGAAGATAATTTCAACTGGCTCCACCAACTGGTGAAAAGGGAGTAGAGATGATTTAGTTATTAATGCAGACTGGTTTAAAGGGAATTAATTAAAGAAAGTTGAGATACCATATTCCCAATCTTTTAAAGTGTTTAAGATTGATTCTACCATTTCGGGACTAAAACCTTTAACATTAATTGGTATAAAAGTCATAGTGATATTTTTGTCAATTGAAAATCTTACATCAATGCTTGAGTTATTGTCGTAAAAAGTCATAACGGCAGAATTTAAGTAATCTAAGTTTACATTGTGACTTATCAATGTCGCATTAGTGTTTAAGTTGTGATTGTAGTACATCATTCCTTGGAGGAATAAAGTAAAGCCTTTTGGTAACATAGTTAGATTTTTGATAAATGTACGAATTTCTTTTTTTTAAATTGAAATACTTTTTTTTCTTCACTCAAATATTTACTTTTTTGGTTTTGTAAACTATAATTTCTATAGTTGAAGTAGAGTTTTAATTTGTAAACCGCTTTAAACAAAAGATTTATAAAATGATGTGCCATAATTCGGTGCATTTTTTTATGTTATTTATGTATGCTAGACAGGATAGTTACAAAGCATACAGTGGAAACATCAGTAAAACCGCTGATAATAAGGATTGACAAGAGAAATAATTGTTTTCTTTTTAGGGTAAACCCTACCGCGATATAGAAGATATTTATAACTTTGTTTTAATCCAATCAACAAATGAAAAAGTTATGATTGCCAAATACATTAGAATCTCAGATAAGAGCCAAAATACAGAGCGACAGGTTAACGATAGTGATAAGCTATATGTTGATGTTATAAGTGGTAAAACTAAGTTTGCAGACCGACCACAAGCCCAGCAATTAATGCAGGATATTGAAGCAGGTTTGATTACTCAAGTGACAGTACACGAGGTGTCGAGGCTTGGTCGTAATCTGCTGGATATTCTCGGAACACTTGAGTATATGACCACCAAAAGCGTAAACGTCTATGTGCATAATATTGGTATGCATTCTTTGATTGATGGTAAAGAATCAGGAGCGTTTAAGATGGTGGTTACAATACTTGCTAATATTGCAGAGCAGGAACTTAATACACTCAGGGAAAGACAAGCCGAAGGTGTGAGACTGGCTAAAGAGAAAGGAGTTTATAAGGGCAGGGAAGCAGGTAGTAAGTTTACACCAGCTGAGTTGTGCGGTAAGCATCCTGATATTATTAAATATCTTCAACGTAGAGCGAAACAGAAAGATAAGTCTTATAGTGTTAGAGAGATTGCCAGTATTACCAAGAAGAATCCAAGCACTGTTCAACGTGTTTCTAAAGCATTCCAAGAGCTAGGTGGGAAGTTCTATTATAACAAGCTTGTTGACCCGTTTGCTTAG